CTGGTGATGATGCCCAGATTGAAAAGGTCTGGAAGTCTGCTCACTCGCTCAAGGATTTCTTGAAGCCTGAGAACTTCAAGACCTATGACGAACTGAAGGCAAAGTTGAACAAGGTTCTTGGTGCTGGTGGCGTTGCTGGTGCAACTGCTACTCGGATTGATGACGAGGAGGCTGATGCTCCTGTTGTTCGTTCCACTCCTGCCAAGAAAGTGACGGCTGAAAGCGTCAGCGTCGATGACGACGATATGGCGTTCTTTGAGCGTCTGGCAAAAGACTAAACATCACTTATAAGCACGGTGTGCGTTCCATAGTGATGTTTGGGGGGACTAGAAATAGTCCCCCTTTTTTTACACTCTTATACTCTATTCATTTCATATGGAAATTCAGGATTAAATGCAGAAGGATTTCTTCTGTTTGATAATGCATCATTTCCTAACCCCACAATAGCATTTCTAGTTTCTCTTCCAAACAAATCAAGCCTTTTAGATAATGTTTCAACACCTTGAATGGCACTCATTGCTAACATGGTAGTGTCTTCTTCATTAGTTACATTTGATGTTACTGGTAATTCTTCTTCTGGTGGTAGTTCGACTCTAGGATTTTCTGGAATTGGAAAATTTGGTCTGTTGGTATGATGATCAAGATCATCCATGTCGATTGCGTTTTTCTCCCCTGCAACATCTAACGCACGGTTAATATCATATTCGCGATCACCAAGTCTATAAAAAACTGTGTCACCTCTTTGTGCTTTTGCAGGCGCAAAAACATATGCATAAATTGTAGCACGATTTGCGCCTTTTGGTAATTTCCAAAAATCAAAATATTTCTCAACATAAGTCATTTGTTCAGCGCGAGTCATCATTTTTAATTTGCTTGTTGTAGTTCCTAATGTTTTAGCATTAGCTTCTGTCATTTGAATTAAACCTGTTGCAGTTGAACCTGGGGTTGGGTTTGGAATTGCAGGATCAAATGTACCTCCTGTTTCTATATGCATCACTTTCAGTAAATCTTGGGGGTCAATTTTAAACTTATCAGAAACTCTGTATACTTCTTGCAAGAACTCTGTATCCTTCATCCAAGATAAACGATCAGGTCGACGACCTGATCGACGATCAGCATCTGTTGGATCTGTGTTGCCCCTTTCAGCATCTGTTGGATCTGTGTTGCCCCTTTCAGCATCTGTTGGATCTGTGTCGCGGTTATCTGTTTCATCTGGTGGTACTTCTTTTTTTGGTGTTACTCTTTCTGTTTTATCTTCATGAATAATTCCGTAAACTTTTGTAGCCAAATATTTGCTATCTTTCCCACCGAACAATTCTGAGATAAGATGAGCAAATGTCGCGAATGTTCCGCCAAGTATAGCACCACCAACGGTTCCTACACCAGGAAACATTGCCGTTCCCACTAATCCACCCATCAACATACCAACTCCAGTAACACCAACACTATCAATTAAACCATCATATCCACTAATCATCTCTTCTCTAAATTTATCTTGTGAAATTAATCCACTAGATCTATTAGACACTGCAATGGACATTTTTGATAGATGATATGTTACAACCGCAGCATTTACTGCAGGAAATCTTTGAATCAACCCTCTGAGTAATGGCGCCACCACTTTAAATTTTTTTGCTTGATTTACTGCTTTGCTATATTTTGCGACACGCTGACCTGCAGTTTTTTGTGCTTCGCGATATCCCATCCCACGTTTTTGAAATCCAGGGATCATTTTATTAATCATTTGTATACGAGCTTGCGATGCAGTTACAGGCTTTAATCCTGCTTTGCCTCGATCTCTTAACATAGAAATCGCGCCGCCTACCATTTTTGTTGCTTGGTATGCTCCATATCCAGCAATATATGGATCTACTGTTTGGCTAGTTGCTTCTGTTATTGGATCATCATATGCAGTTTTACCTCCCATACGAGTTCCCATTCTTTGCATTGCACCAGGAAGATTGTATAAGGCATATGCAGCAATACCTAATCGAGCAATTCCGATGGATCTGAGTGCACCACCAGCGAGTAATGCTAATGCTGTTGGATTTTTTAATAGTAATGGTAAAAATAACTTAAAGAAATCTGTTTCAGATTTTTCTTTTTCTTTTTTTTCTTTGGCTTTCGCGGTAACACCACGAACCTTACCTCTTCGTTCTTTAACTTTTAATTGCTGCAGTTCTGCATTAATTTGTTCTATTTGACCTTTTATAGTTCTACTCAATCCAGGAACTCTGACAGCTCTATCAGTAAATGAGTTAATATTCATTCTTCTCTGTGTTCTAAATGAACCAAGTTCGCCATAGATGCCGCTAATGAGTGCAGTGTTTCTTTCAGTAATCATAGCAAGTGTATTAATCTTTTTATTAAGATTAGCAATAGAAAGTGCAGAAAATTGTTTGAACTGTTTATCTCTTTTTTCTTTTTTGGATTCTTCTTCGTCTTGTTTTTTCTGTAATGGTGTTCGCTGCCCAAATGATGCTTGTGCTACTGTTGCAATAAACTCTGATTTAGTTAATGTCCTGGCTAGATTGTAAACCGAAAACCGCATAGCCAAATCTTCGCGCACCATTAATTTAAATGCAGTTGATAATGGAATTTTTTTTCTAGTCTGTATTGTATACAGTTGAGAGGCTATGGCTGACAATGACATTATTTTCTCTTAGATTTCTTTAATATTCTTGATAAATTCTGCTGTGCTTCTACATTCTTCTGTTTGAGTTTCTCGGTTTCTTCCTTCACCCAATTGTTTACCATACCAATGTACATATTTCTTTCCCACGGAATCATGTTTTCTAATTCCGTAAGAGTATATTTGTATTGGTGAGTCAATGTAAACATGTTTTCGTAGTAGGCTTTTAAGTTAGCCCCCCGAAAACTCAAGTAAAAAAATCGGTGAGACCCTCCATATGTAAGTTGTGATTAAAACCACATCGTTCGCAAGTATGTTTAATATCATAACTAATCTTAGGTAAATTTTCAAAAAATGCTAATATTCTATCAAACTGTTCTTGAGTAAGAGACTCTAGAAATTGAACGAATTCTTCTTTAGGGTTTTCATTTGCATAGTACATACCATTTTCATCAAACACATAATCTGCACATTCATAAATCATATCAAATGTCTTTTCTGTTTCAGTTGAATTGATCACATCAGTAATTGGCTTAAATGACCTTAAAGTTGGGAATTTTAAAACAATACCAATTTTATCTGTTATATAAATTTTAGGAGATAAATCAGCGACAGGTGGCTTAATATCTAACACATTTACTGAAACTGGCATCATGTGTTTACACTCAACCTCGACCTCAGCTCCTTCTTCGCTATTCTCAGTTCCAGTCACGTTACGACAGATAAAAAATGTTTCAATCTTTTCTCCTATAGACCTCGATCGTAAATTTAAAAACAAATACTCAATATCAAAAATAGGTAATTTATCAATATCGATGTCATCAACCAAACAGTTATTAATAATTTGTTTAATGGTTTTGTACATTGTATCTTCTTCGTTGCTTTGTAAAGCCATAAGAAGTAATTTTTCTTCCTTAACCAAAAATGGTCTAAATTTTATTGGGTTAGGAAGTGATACTAATTTTAATTCAAATAGTGGCAAATCGATTTTTGGTAAAGGCATAATTATTATCTCTCATACATTTATTGGAGTTAAACATCTTCCTCAACAGATCACTGTTCAACAGCTTCAAGCTGAGCTTCCTCATAAAACATAGAAACACTCAATTTATGAAATCCATCATCAGCCCAGTTACATGGTAACGAAGAAACATTGATTGGAAATGCGTTTATTATTTTAACACTCATGTATTTTTCATGATCTCCAGAAAAATTTTCTGTGTCTAAGTATTGAATTAGTGTTAAGTCCACCACTATATCATTAAAATATCTATTACTTGTGGTTGTGTAAGACATTTGATCTACCCAATCATTAAAAAACTCAAATATTTTTGACTGATCATTGTAGTAAAATGATAGAGTTATTTCATTATAATCTCTTCTATATGGTGTTTTAATTTTTTGCAAACCTGGTATCAAGTATTCTAGTGTGGTAACTGATCTCCCTGGCAATTCAATTGCATCGCACAAAAATGTAAAATCTGTTAGTTCGATCAGATTTATTCGCTCCGAAAGCCTTTTCGTTCCAAATGGTTCTTTTACTTTTTCTTTATTAAAAGATGAGCATTCTGGGAGTGCGTCCAACCTAAATGCGAATTTGCAAGACCGAAGTAAATTATGCTGTGATATTCTTGTTAGAGGGTTGATGTTAGTTGCTGTAACCGCAACTTCGGGTAAGGGTGCGTTTGTTTCTGTTTTTGCTGCTACCGTAACTTCTTCAGACACGCCAAGGAATTCGATTGTACCGTCAGGTCTTCGAATTATGTTATCGTTTGACATTATTTCTTATACACCATTTTTGCGGTTGGGAGAAATATTGCCGTTTCCCAACTGTTCGGCTCTATGTAAATTAACGATGAACGAATGTGACTCAACAGGTATCTCTTTATACACGGTTCAATCATCTTGTATCGACGCGACCTTGATAATAGATCATACGATAAATTAAACTTGGTCGTATCGTTGTATTTATCGTTATTGGCGAAATCCATCAGCCTATCCAATAACGCTAATCTGTTATATGGGTCCAGGTAATGCAAGTTCAAACCTAAAAACCCATCGGAATACATCTCCATAGGAATAACCAACGGGAACTTATCGTAAACTGGTAGAACATCTTTATATTTTGGGTCGTAATGGTACATGTACATACGACCGATAAAGGCTCTAGGAGAGATTCTGGAAGCGTCGTTTAGAACATTTGAGCGATCTGAGGGGATACGGAGCTGGCTGATTTTCCCACCCAGCCATGCTCTGGCTGCGTCTGTTCTTGGGCGAATCCCAGCGGCATTCATTTCCTTGCTAATTTTTGTAAATAGTGACATTATATACCCAAGTCTTTTTCGGTTATGACCTTAAACTTCCAATTTCGATCTTCACAGTATTCTACTGCTGCGTTCCATTTGGCTTCGTTTACACCCCAAGTTGCAACCTCACGAATGTATTGCTTGGTAACTCGGCTTCGTTTTTGCGGCGGCTGGGCTTGCATCAGCGGTTTGACCTCAAGAATCATAGCCTCTGTCAGCCCACTTTTATTGCGCATTCTAACGAAAAAGTCTGGGAAGTATCGGTGCATTTTGTTGTCAATCGGCGATAAATAAGGTATGACGATTTCTTCATTCGACCACTCAATTACATTCGAGTTACCGTCCAGGTGTACCATAACTCGGCGTTCCCAGAGCGATCTGTACCAGATGTTCGTGGGATCACCTAAATATTTATTGAAGTTTTTAGGACTAAATTTACCACTGTAAGCCATCTAGTATTTATAGGAAAAACAATTCATGGGCGCCACCAGTCGCGATCTCGGTATAGCTGCAGTATATAACCAAGCAGTCACTAATCTAGCCACACAAAGAAGTCTAGGGAATATTAGTCAAACGCAATTTGAACGAGAGATGGCAACTCTAGAACCATTGCGCGCTCGAGCTGGTTTCGACACTAGAAACGCTAGAAACGAATCATCTAGACCGCAAACTCCAACTAGTTCTGCGGAGCAAACCAAACCCCAAGTTACCGACAATAAATTAAACACAGAAAATGCAAATATACAAAATCGAGGAGTAGATCGCTCTGCTCTTTCGTTGATAAAATTTCCAGCAACAATTGAGGCTGATGCTACGCCATATGTCCTCATTAAAATATTCAAAAGTCCAGTTGGCACTATCGATCAAACAGAAAACGACGATCCTACTAACAGCATTGTTTCTGGTGTAGAATTTGCTGCATCTGGTATACAAAATGCTATTGATGCTTCGCCAGCTGCAACTGCAGTAACAGAAAAAGCGAAACAACTTCTCGGTGGGGTTTCTAGCAGTTTAACACAATTAACGGGTGACACGTTTAATGTCGGTGCATTTGCAACTAAAGCAAAAGATATTCTTACAAATTATGCGCTGAGAAGAAATATCGAGCAGTTAACTTATGCAATTGCATTGACGATGCCAGAAAATTTAGCAGTTTCGTATCAAAATAATTTTGATCAATTATCTTTAACTTCTGCGCTGGGTGGTTTCGGTTTAGCGGCACAGGCGCTCGCTTCTACAGACGGTAGAGGAGAAAACGCGAATCCATTTATCGCCGAAGCAGCAGGTAGAATCGCGGAAAACATATTAAACGAAAACTTTAGAAAATTAGGTTTGTTTGCTGCAACTGGAAGAACTGTTAATCCACAACTGGAACTAATATACAACTCACCAGCACTACGCCAATTTATATTAGATTTTAGATTAATCCCTAGAAATGCAGATGAGTCTAGCGCCATCGGTACTATTTTGCAAGTATTAAAATATCAAGCAGCACCACAAATTTCCGCAGGCACATCTGGAAGATACTTTATTCCGCCATCTCAATTTCAGTTAGAATTTTATGATGGTATAGATCACGCAATGCCAAATCAATTTTTATTTAAAACTAAAAAATGCGTGCTAGAAGATATTAGCATAGATTATTCTGGTGGTGGTTCGTTTACAACATTTTATACTGGCGCACCAGTTGAAATTAGATTAAGTCTTAAATTCACTGAAACTGTAATCATTGACCAAAACGCTGTAGCAGAAGGTTTCTAATGTACTTTAGACAATTCCCAAAAATCCCATATTCCTTTAATCTTACAGACCAAGGAACAGTTACAGCTGTTACAAACATTTTTGCAAGATTTAGTATTAATAGCAGCATAGTTGATAATGCTTCTGCATTTTATAAGTATCAAGTTGAAGATACAGATACGCCAGAAACAATCGCTTACAAACAATATGGAGATCCAGAACTTCATTGGATAATCATATTGGTTAACCAAATTAACGATCCATTATTTGAGTTACCATTACCCATAGATGCTCTAGAAGAAAAAATTGTTAAACAGTATGGGTATACTTCTATCGCAGAAGCATATTCAACCATTCATCATTATGAATTTGAAGTTAAAAGGGTATTATCAGAAGTAGATGGACCAACTACCACGACCACAAATACAAGCATTGTCACACTAGAACAATATAATTACGCATCTAACACCATTATTACGCAACCGCCTAACACAACAATCACTCAAAATGTGACATTTTATGCGAATAATTCCAATGCTAATAGCGCGACTGTTGCAACATTAACGATAGCATCAACATACAAACCTGTTTATGTTTATGACCACGAATTAGATTTAAATGAATCAAAAAGACAAATTAAAATACTAAAGCCACAATATATTGAGTATATAACTGAAGAAATTGGAACAACTTTAAATGCTTAATAATACACCAAAGACTGCGGATGATGTTGAAATAATAGAACTAACACTAATTAGTTCTAATGGTAAAAACGCAGATTTGAGAAAAATATTCAATACGCTTAATATCTATGAAGATATTTTTGAACATGTTATCACAGGAACAATTCAACTAATAGATGGTGTTAATCTATTGGGCGAATTTGCTATTCATGGAAACGAGTATTTGAATGTGGTTTTAAAAAAAGTTGGATTGACTACCAAATACCAAAAACTGTTTAGAATCTATAAAATTACCGACAGAGAAAAATCCCCCGCTTCACAAACACAAACTTATGTGTTGCATTTTTGCTCTGAGGAATTAGTATTTTCAAATCAACAATCAATTTCTAGATCATTTTCTGGCAAGAACACCCGCGAATATGTCAAAGCAATATGCAAAAGCGATTTGCAAATTCCTGACTCTAAGTTAGGAGCATTTGATCAATCTAAGGGTCCAACTGAATTTGCTTTAACTAGAAAAAACCCATTAGACGCAATACAATATTTAACAGAGCAATCGTTTGGAGATTCTAACTCACCGTTTTTGTTTTATGAAAACAAGGACGGCTTTAACTTTCAATCGTTGATAAACATATACAAGAGTGGTTCATTGGGTGAACTGGTGTATGATAGAGCAGCATATACAACAGACTCAAATGAAAGCCCATATCTTAATACAAACAAAATTAAAAGTTTTAAATTTAACAATAATTTTGATATTGTCAAAGCAACTGAAGAAGGCATGTACAGCTCAAAACTATACACGCTCGATCTTGTTAGACAGAAATATGTTAAAGGTGAAATTTCTATTTTAGATGAACAAACTAAACAAGTTATGATTGATGGATATTTTCCTTTCAACGAAACACCAAATAAGAAAAACGAACCACTATACGCTGCTTATGATTCCAAAATTAGATATTGGCTAACAAACAAAGGACATTCAAATTTACCGTATTTTATTTCTAAACGAGTCAGGTCTAACGACACTTATGTTGAAGAAATATTAGCACAAAGAAAAATGTTAATTGATGCTATAAATAACACTGAACTACATTGTGTTGTTCCTGGAAACCCGATATACTCTGTTGGTTATACTTTAAATATTAAAGTGCCAGCATTTACTGTTGACAAAGACAATCAGCAAAACTATGACGAGTATTACTCGGGCACATATTTAATTTCTGCGGTTAGAAATGTTATCACGCCAAATGCATGGCAAACTGTATTAGAACTTTCTAAAAACTCATTGTCAGCACCATTGAGTGGTGCTGCTGGCAATTATCATAAAATAGCCCAGCGAATTTAACATGAACAAAGATTTTCTAGGTTTAAATAATTTTGTTTGGTGGTTTGGTGTGGTCGAAGATCGAATAGACCCACTAGAACTTGGTCGTTGCCGTGTTCGTTGTTTTGGCTGGCACAATGAAAGTCCAAATCAAATACCAGTAGATAAATTACCATGGGCGCACCCGATAGTTCCTTATGGTCTTAAGAGCGTTCAACCCCCAACCGAAGGAACCATGGTATTCGGTTTCTTTGCTGACGGTGAAGAAGGACAGTATCCAATTATTATGGGAACTGTTCCAGGAATCCCTGACGAAATTCGTGATATTAGTGCTGGTTTCAGTGACCCATTAAGTGCTGCAGATAAACGCAATGCTGCTATGCCGCGCAAAATAGATACTGGTGCATCGCAGCTTGGTAAAGATACAAAGGGAATAAGGATCGCAGACGAGGATCCTTCAAGATATCCAAAATATCTAAACGAGCCTACAATATCAAGGCTTGCAAGACCAGTTCGCGGCGAGAAAGATGGTAAGTTTGATGGCGTTACAAACGAATCTATCGCCAATACAACCATAGATATACAAAGAAAGACCAGAGTCACAGGCATTCCTACAGCGGCTGCTAGTCAGTGGGACGAAGCCTATCCAAGTTATGCTGCTAAATTCCCATACAACAATGTTACAGAAACCGAGTCTGGGCATGCGTTTGAGTTAGATGATACCTTTGGCT